GCCGAAGTCCACGAAGGCCGTTCCGTCAACCGCCGAAAGCCGCATATTTGCCAGCGTCACGCTCCCGGTATTCGTACCGGCCCCGCCGAGTACAGCGGTTATCGTTCCCATGACGTTACGGGTCAGGTATATCGTGGAATTGGCCGCAAGAGAGGCCGCTACCAATCCGCCAACATCGGTATATATGACGAGAGTATCGAATGTGATTTCATCGCCGTATCCGGTAAGTCCATCTGCATCGGTAGCATAGGCCCGCGCGTATATGGTGGTATCGGAGGGTAAGCCCGTGAGAGATATTGTGTACGCGCCGGTCGAGTATCCCCCCGCGGTCACTTCCACATTCGTCGTGTAGCTCCCGGTGCTCAATCCCCATTGCACCCCGCGCTTTTCGCAGGTCGTGTATCCGCCGGTATTGGTGATGTTCCCGTTCCCCGTTGCGGTAGTGGTGCCGATACTCGATGCCGCTTGTGTCGTAACCGTGGGAGCGCCGTAGGATTTGCCTTCAAGCGAAAGAATCTGTGCGCTATCCCAGGTATAAGAATGCGCCGACCCGTCGATCTGATTCCCCGAAAGCCACCCCATACCACCGGAACCGCCTGTCATGGTGCGGGAAACAGAACCTCCGGTAAAGTATGCGCCGATAGCGCTACTTTGGTTGCATGCGAGGTCAACGCCGGTAAATGACTGTTTGCTTCCCGCCGTCACTGATCCGATGGTGTAGCTGTCGATGGATGTGGTATTCCCGCCGCCTATACCTCCGTCGAACATGGCGACGATGAGGCCGGATATATTCGTCTCTGCCCAAATGCTGACTTTGTTTATTCCCGCTTCCGGTGCTGACGCACGGGCATAATTATCACCTGAAATAATTGTGAAACCAGCCGCCACGCTTGAATCGCGGTCGCTTGCACTATTCCCGGCATATGTTTTCAGCGTCGCCATCCTACACCTTCCTCATGAGGTCCGCGCTGTCCGCCGTGTTGAAACGGTCCGCCTTGTCCATGCACTCGACTCGCCGTTTCGCCGTGATCTCCGGCGCCGACACCGGCGCGTTCCCCAGGGCGGGAAACTGGTCCTTCTCCCAAAACCCGTATGCTTGTTTAAGGAACCGCTCCCCGATGTCGAGGATATCCGCGTCGCTCGTATCGGGAGCCACATAGACGAAATGATTGTGGAATGGCACAGATACCAGCACCCCATTATCCTTGACCCTGCATTCCGCATATCGGGCGTCGCCCTTGTCAAGGAAAAACGAGAAGCGGACCTGTACCATTCCTTTTCGCTCACAACATCCAGTGGGTTCGACCTTCACAAACATTTTACACCCCTATTAATCCAGCGTGATATCAAGTTCGGTATCCAGGAACCGCAATGTGTCGCCAACAAGAATCTGCGTCGCTGTCCCGAGCGTCGAATGGAAGAACATGTTGCCGGTGACGAGCGTATTCAAGAGCGCGAAGTTCGATATGGTTCCCCACGTTCCGCCGGTTGCTTTCGCAAATACGATGTTGCCGCTGTTCGAACTCGCGCCGCCCGATGCCGCATTCCATGCATCTTGCTGTATACGTGCGTAGTTCTCACCGGGTTCCGATATTGTCGAGCCGGTGTCGTTGTCATTGATAGTCGTGTCTGACAGCGCGATATAGATTTGAGCCGGTTGCGCGAAAGCCGATCCCGCAAGCAGGTGATCGAGCACGGCATTTGCCAGGTAATCGCTGATACCGCCCGCATCCCACGACACATCCAGATCCCCGATTTCGATGACTGCCACATCCCCCGACACAATGGGTTTGTTTGGCGTGATCGTTCCGTATGCGATGACATTCCCGGCCCCCGCGGTCACACTGTCAAGGATGGCGAAATAAGCCATCGTACCCCATGTCCCGGTAGCGGTGGGGAATGTGATCGCCGCATCGTTCGCAATCGCCCTTGATGCCGCCGAACCCCAATCATCACACGGCTGCCTTTCGTATCCCATCGCCACCGGTTCAACGATGTTCGCGCCGGTCGCGCCTTCGCCCGGGTCGGCGGTGCAGAGAGCGAGAAACAGATTCGCGGGGCGCGGATACGCGGTGTTCATCAGGATGTGATCGAGAATTTTGTTCTCGGAATAGTTCGTCAGTTTACCAGCCATGTCATGCTCCTCTCGCGGGCGTGAGTTCCCGGAATTGCACCCAGAACTCACCGACGATGACGCTCGTCCGAGATTTTGGGGTGATAATGTCGATGTCCGATCCTTTTACATACATGAGCGTCCGGGTGCCCGCCGCGTATGGTATAACGAGTGTGCGGGTACCCGCGGCTTCGAGGACGGCCCGGAATGCATCGATGTTCGATTTGAAAAGAGTATATGTGGATTGCCGGATGTAGCAGAGCATCATAATGTCCCGGCCCTCGAAATAAATATCGGTGGAGTCGGTGAATCCGGTTTCGCCGTCCGAGTCCGGCCACGACTGCGAGATGTCGCCTTTCCGCGCGAGCAGGGAATGAAGTCCGGTGATCTTCTTCACGGCGATTCCGTATGTCCCGAGAAGGTCATGCCCATCAATAGTATACCCTGAGTTCATATCATGCTCCGATCGAGCGCGGGAGCGAGTTGTATCCCGATGTTTTCATTGTCAACGCGATTCCCTTCAAATGCTCGGTATTGTTCGCGGTGCGCCGGTTCTCCTTGAGATTATCTTGGGCAACCATAAGCATCAGCGAGATGTTATCGTTTATATTCGACACCGGAGCGAGCCGGTTGTAGATGTCATCAAGATAGTACGCGCCGTTTCGGATTTCCACGAGTGCATTCAGCGACATGTCCGAACGCGCGTATATATCATCCAGATAGTATGTTTCCGCCTGTATTTCCGCGAGAGATACCTGCATGAAACCGAGTTTATCTTTTTCAATAGCCCCAACAGTTTCCCTTATCCGTACCGAATTCATAATCAGATTCTGGAATTGCCCCGCGAGCAAGCCGGCCGTTTCCTCGGTGATCCCCGCGATAGCGCCGGTCATTCCGGTTGCCGCGGTGCCGGTGGTGTCCGTGAGTGATACCCCCGCCTGTTGCGCTATCACGGCAATTGAGTCCCAGAGCGTGGTGATGTCGGCGAACCCGGTTCGGAGAGATTCGGAAAGGATTTTCATTTCATCCGCAGTCAACCCGCTTTCGGCGAGCGTCGAAAATTGGGTATACCATTGCGTGATGACCTTGTCCATCATGGCCCGCTTGAACGCGTCTTTCAGTGCGGCCGCCATGAGCTGATTGAATGTCTTCGCGAATACTTCGGCCTCACTCAACCCGTTCTCGAATCCTTCGGCAATGGCATCGGTGATGGAGTCGGCGGTTGTCCCGGTGAGCGTCGTTTCAAGTTTCTGCTGTATCTCATCGAGTTCTATTTTCGTGTCAGCGAGATCGGTATTGAGTTGATCAATATGACTCTGCGCATTCATACCCAGCGCGCCGAGAGCGTCCTTCTTACCCAGCGCCGCTTGATACGCCTGCCATACCAGAAGTTCCTTACTGATTTCCGCGACGCGGCTCTTGACCGATACCTCGATGTCTTTGTACCCCTGAACAACGGCCTCGCCCACCATGAGGGCTTGCGCTTTTTGCAGTCGTTCTGTGTCATCGGCGAGCTTACTCATGGTCTGCTCGTATTGACTGATGCCGGACCCGCCCGTGAACATCTGCAAAATACTGAATGCGGAACCGAGAATACCGATAGCCCCGGTCGCCTGTGCGATTGAGGAGGTGCCTTCCTTGCGAATCATCGAAACCAGCGTGAGGATTTCGCCGACGTTGCGAATGGCTTTACCAAGATCGGAGTCGATGTCACCGATGAAGGATGCGAGTTCGCGGTAGATGTCTTCGGTTTCTTTCGCCCGCTTTTCAAGGTATTTCTGCATGTTATCAGCATAGGTCTTCTGAATGTCGGCTATGGCCTCGATTTCGTCGCGTTCCTTGTCATTCCGGTCCTTTTCCTTGCCCGCGAGTTCCTTTTTCTTCGCATCGAGATCCTCAATCCAGCCCATTTTATATGACCATGCCTCACCGTGCATGGCGATTTCCTTCTCAATCCGCGATATCTCCGCTTTCAGGCTGTCTTCGGACCGGTGCGTCTGCCATTCGTAGTATTTGTCGTCCTCTTCGCGGGCCTCCTCCATCATGTCGGAGCGTTCCTGAACGAATTCCCGCGTTGCTTTTATTCTGTCCTCTTCGTCTTTTTTCGCCTGTTCTCTTGCTCGTTCAGCCGCATCTATTTCGGCGAGCGTCGGAATATGTACGCCGGTTCCGGTTGCCGCGGGCTTCACCCATCCGGGAGGCAACGGCGGCCCGACAATGGCCGATTCTTTTTCCTTGCCGAGCTTTTCGTATGAGCCGGTGATGTCATCGATAAGACCTTTGAGTATCTCCCATTTCGCGGGGCCGGTTGCGACATGAAGAGCGAGAAACCGCTCATCGACCTTTTCCACTTCGATACCGAGTTCAAACATTGTTTTTTTGAGCTTCGACAACTGTTTCTCGGTATCAATTTCGGTATCAATCTTTGATACCCGCATTCCCTTTCCGGCAACAAGTCCCCCCGGCGAATCTTTCGCTTTCAACACATCTACTCGCAGAAGTTCATTCCAGAATTCTACTGTCTTGGCCGATTTCTTTTCATGTTCCAGTCGCCGCTTGTCGAGTTCGTCGAATATCTTGTTTATGGCCCCGAGTTCAAGGTTCATGAAGTCGAGTATCATTGCCCCAATCGGGTGGAGAATCGCAACGAGATTGTTTTTGAATATCTTCCCCCGGTTTTCGGTGGAGGTCATCATTTTCTCGTATGCGGTATCCATTGCCCCCGTTGACGCGGTTATCGCATTCATCGACGCCGTGAGTTTCCCGCCCTCATCCGTCGCAACGGAAAGCAGTCCGGTTAGTCCGCGGATGTTGGGGAAAAGAACGGAAAGGGCTTCGGCGCTTCCGTCCGTTGCTTTCATCAGTTTTTGAAGCCATGTCACAAAGCCTTCCGTGCGTATGGCTGTTATATTGAATTCTATACCAAGAGCCTTCGACATCCGCAGTGCGTCATCCGTCGGTGTGAGAATCGCCGCGAGTATGCCCCTTATTCCGGTGACCGCTATCGGGGTTTTGAGCGTCTTCACCGATTCGGCGAGAATGGCGGATAATTCGTCGAACGTAACGCCCGCCTGTGCCGCGAGTCCGGTTATCATCCCGATTTCCGGACCGAGTTCGCGCATTGTGGTTTTGCCGAGCCGAACGATGGTGAAGAGCCGATCCGATATGTTCGCGGCGTTTCCCGCACTTTCGCCGTATGCGTTCATGATATAGGTGATCGCATCGGCGGCGGTGAAAGTGTCGGATACGGTTGCGGTTGCGAGTTTGGCCGATTCTTCGAGAATATCGAACATCTGCGCGGTGTCGTATCCGGCGGACACGATCTGGTAGAGGGCTTTCGTGAGCATTTCGGCGTTGTCGGGGAACCGCGTTGACATGCGCACCATGCGCTCTGATACGCCCTCAAGGTTCTCCGAGACCAGCGTCGATATGGTGGTGACTTCGGCAAGCGCTTGTTCAAGCTGCTTCGCCATTTCGGTTGCGCCCTGTACTATTCTCCCGAACGAATACAGGGCACCCACGGCGAGCGCGCCGAATACATCGGCCTTCGTTATCTTTGATTTCAGGTCCGATATAATGCCAGTGGCTTTTTTTGCCCCTTCTTTCAGCCCACCGGTATCAATACCGGTAGACCACCACAAGCTATCGGAACCGCGTACATTGAGTGCCATCAGCTTGCCTTTTTCCGTTTGAACGGTATCATTTTCAACCGCCGCCGGGCGTCCCGCTCATTGAAAATGTCCCAGCGGAGCGGGAGCCGGTTCTCATTGAGCCGGATGCCCTCATTGATGAGGTTCCCGGCCCGTTCGTCGTCGCCGTCGATGAAGCACATGAGCGAAAGGTAATTCATGATTTCAGGCATGATTACGGCCGTGTTGGTGTTGCACAACATCTCATACGGGGATCCGTCGGTCTGTGAGACGAGAAGCGCGTCCTCGAACAGTTCCCGCGCCCGGCCATACTTTTTCCGTTCGAGGTAATGCTGTCCGAGAATCAGATTGAGCGAGATGAGCTTGTTCGAATACCGTTTCGATTCCTTCAATACCCGTTCGGCTGCTTTCGTGTCTTTGAGCGCGCAATACGCGCCCATCATGTTCGCGAAGACTTCGAGGTATGCGAACCAGCCCTCATGGTATTCAACCTTGCGCATGAGTTTAATCCAGTCCTCGCCGTGTTTCACCACGTCGCCGTACATATTCGCCGCGTAATAGGTCTTGATGAGATGCGTGAGAATATGGAGGTCTTCCGGGTTCTTCTCGTATTCGGCTTCGAGCATCGGCAATGACCGTGTCTTTTTCAGCGTGAACAGTTCGGGCTTGTCGAACATGTATCCGTAATGGTTGAAAATTACGTTGTCCAGGAACAGATACGGCGGTTGCGCATCCGGCTTGTTGTGAATAGCGAACTGATAGAGTGGCCCCCCTGTGTTCGGGAATACACGCGGGTGCATGACCGATGCGTATTCGCCGGTTTTCGTGGAGTAGAAATTGCGGAGCATGATGAATATGGTTTTGTACATGGCGTTCGCCGGATTCAGAACCGCGTCCATGAGGATATAGACGGATGACTGCGTCAACTCCTCATCTGCGTCCACGATCATGATATGCTCGCCGGTCGCCATTGCAATGCCGTAGTTACGCGCGGCGGAGAAGTCCCAGGGGATGAACGACTTTTCAAAAACCTTGTCGGTATACTTGCGGGCGACTTTTATCGTCCGATCGGTCGATCCTGTATCGACTATGATGAGTTCGACCTGCGGAGCGAGCGTGTCGTCATTCTTCATGTTGATAATCGGGAGAAACGAGTCCAGACACCGGCTGAGATTCGCTTCCTCATTTTTTACAATCATGCATATCGAGAGTTTATAATTGAAATCCATCTTATTCCCCTATCGAAAGAGATCGCTCAGTTCACTGATGTCCTCTACCTCGTGCTCCTCGGTTTCGTCCTTCACTTTCGGGATAGAGAGCATCAGCATCGTCAGGTTCCTCCATGAGTACACCCACAGTATGTCATACATGGAGAATCGGAAATACTTGATTATGCCGCCGATGACTTCCCACCAGTTTATCAGCCCGTCTTTTTTATCGTCCCGACTATGCTGGCCCTTCTTATCGAGACGATAGATGCCAAAAAATCCGTTACATCCATCTGGGCAATGACGAGGGCGATAATCTGGAGCAGGTCGCGGGCCGACAGGTTCCGGTCAAGGAACCGCCGGAGCATCCACGCCCGGACCTTCTCGAAAACAGATGTGCAAGGGGAATTCATGACGGCATGAACGGCGATCTTCACCATCGCATCCTTGTTCTTCACGATGGTTTGCAAACCGTATTCAAAGTAATCCCCACCGGTCGGCTCATCTTCCCGCTCGATTGCGAGAATGAGGGAAGAAATACGCATGAGCGTGCCAAGATGGATTGGATAGATGACGAATTTCTTTGCGACTGGCAGATGGAGCATCCGCCTGAATCTGCTGGTTCGGTTGTACGTGACCTCGAAGTCAACGCCCTGCTGAAGCACGGTGTGAAGCGCCTCCCGTGCGATGACCTCGTTCGTTTTCTGTTCGGTTTCCATCGTATCCCCTTTTTTGAGAGGGTTCCCGCGGTACTTTCGGGAAAGGGGATGACAACCCGATTTCCCACGGAAACCCTGTCACGTTTACACCTGCGTGATTTTCATCGGCGTGATCTGTACCGATGAATTCGGTTGCATGACCGCGAAAGCGAATGTCAGTGCGCCGGTATCCGTTCTCGCGAACTTCAGATCCCCGCCGACGGACATTGCCGCGCGCGGGATTTCAAACTTGAGTTTCTTGCCGTTGATCGTCTTGGATGTAACCTCTACCGCGCGCTCCTTGATCGGATATGCGGTTGTCGGCGCATTCCATATTCCAGTCGTCGAGGATGTTCCCCCGAGACCGAAAGCGAGCGTGGTGCGCCCCATGTCGCGGAGTGCGAATTCCACCGAAATCTTCATGCCTGCATTGTTCAGGACAAGGTCCGGCGTTTCCTCTTCCTCCACGAATATTTCCGACTGCGTCGCGGCGGTGATGATGAGATGCGCCGAGTCGGGAACTACATTGCCGATTGTTACGAGGGATGCGGTGCCCGGCATCCATCCCGTTCCGCCGACAACATCGCTCACGCGGATGAGATCAAGACCGACGAGCCGGACATTGGATTTCTTGCCAAGTGCTGAAGCCATTGAGCCCTCTCTTTCCTACTCCTGAATGACCTTCAGCGGAGTAATGGCCGTGGATGAATTGGGTTGCATAATCGCGAATGAGAATGTGAGCGCCCCGGTATCGGTGCGGGCGAATTTGAGATCACCGCCAACCGACATGGCCGCCCTGGGAATCTGGAAATGGAGTTTTTTGCCGTTGATCGTCTTGGAATAGACTTCGAGGGCGGTTTCCCGAATCGGATATGATGTGACCGGGAGATTGAATACGGCCGCCGTCGCGGCACTCGTGCCGCCGAAAGCGAAGAACAGCGTCGATTTGCCCATGTCGCGTACAGCGAATTCGAGGGAATATTTGACACCCGCGTTATTGAGGACGAGGTCCGGCGTGTCCTCTTCCTCAATCATGATTTCGGTTTGCGTTGGCGCGGTGATGATAAGATGCGCGGAATCCGGCACCACATTCCCGATCGTCACGATGGAGGCGGCAGTCGGCATCCATCCGTGAGTTGCGATGTGGTTGCATACCTTGATGAGGTCCAACCCCACAAGCCGGATATTGGATTTCTTTCCCAATGCCGATGCCATTTGCTACCTCTTTTCGTTACGGGATAAACTGGATTGTACAATCTACTCGTATGGATGCGTAGCTCCATCCGGGGCGGTCCATGTCCGCCATTGATGACTGACTGGTGATCTCAAGGTGATGATATGATGTTGATAATGTGTATCCCTCGATAGCCGCGATAACCGCCGCGGCCATTGCGTCAAGATTCGTGTCATCCGGACGGCCCGGAGCCAAGTCTTTCGCATGGCAGTTTATGATAGCTGTACATCCCTGAACGTCAATATCCGTTCCCCCGGCTATCGGGAGTGCGAGAACAACGATGTCCCGGACAACCGAATCGACAGGCCGGGAGTTCCGGTACACCTTCCCGCCGGTATTGAGCGTTGACCGAACGGCGGACACATTCAGAAGCGGATACAGGACGTCGAGAATGTCGAAGGTAGTTCTCATGGTTTCGCTTTCATGGCGCTTTTCAATGCTTTCATGAGCCGTTCCGCTTCCCGCGTGCTTCCGGTGAGTACATCATACCCTCTCGATTCCACCGCCGCCGCGTATTCCATGCCCGCGACAAGGATGAGGACGAGACCTTTATTGAACCGGCGCGACACTTCGGCCACAACTTTTTGCGCTTGTGCTTTTCCCGCCGCCCGTCCGCCTTCGTAATGCTCCTTGCCGATGACGCCGTTCTTTATGACCGCGTACCCGATTGAACTGCGGAGATTGCCGGTCCTGTCCGTGTATGAGCCTTGTTGCCGTGCGTATTTTACCGCGTTGATGCCGACGTATGAAAGCCCCTCGAATGCTTTTTGCTCTTTATTCTTCACGAATCCATCTATCCGGCGGTCAATGTCGCCTTGCGTGAATTCGGCTTTCAGTCCTTGCATTTCATCTCCACATGCGTCTGATGATTGAATATCTGCACAAGAATGTGGTCTTTGCTGAAGAACGTGAGTTTCGATTTCACGGGAATTGATGCCGAGCCCGGAAACAGGGGGGAGTATATGTCCCAATCGTAATTGAGCACCGCTCCCCCCTCTCCCGGTATGAAGCTGTTCCCCGCTGGCTGTATATCGCACTGCAATACCCGCACCGTTGTTGCCGTTCCCGGTGTCCATACCCCGTACGTGTTATTGGTTCCCACACCATAGTATGTGATCGTCGCCGTATGCGGATATTTTGTCAGCGCCATGCCGTCACCATTTCTGACTGAGGGTGTGATACTGATTGTCCCGAACCACGCCCGGCGCACTCATTGAATCGGCGAGCATCCCATGCTTGCGCAGGAGTTCCCGGCGGAGTGACATCAGCGCGCCTTTCGAGTAATCAATGTATTTCGTCCCCTCTTTGAAGTTCGGGTGACTGCACAGGTACAGGTATATATCAGCCGCCGCGAGGTCCACGGACTTCTGATCGGCGGCTGTGTAGGTTGCCGTGCTGGATAATCCCTGATCGAGCAGAGCCTTCGTGAGAAGATTCGCGTTGGTGTATTCCACCGTCGATTGCAGAGCTTCCAGGTTGGTCATCGTAACCCCCGATTATGCGCCGAATGTGGTGTGCGATTCCGTGTCGAGACAGTAGCAACTTGCGACTGTCGGCCACGAAATAAATGCGTTGGTCTCGCCCATCGTCCATTCGGTGATCGGGTTGACGTCGCTCCACTTGCTCACGAGGATGTGACCCTTTTTCGCCATTGTACACTGTTTCGGCGGGTTCGTCTCCATCGCGATCGGACCGACGAGCGTATTGCCGAGCGGGAATTCAGGCGTGAAAAGAACGTATCTGTCCGCGCCCGCCGCGTCAAGCCACGGGTCGGTTGCTGTAACAACATGATTCGCGGTTTCGAGGCTGATCGACGTGTCGATAACGACGATTGTCGGGAGACCGCGCGATACCAGCATGTCGTTCGCCATTTTGAGCGTCGGAATCGGACGGAAGATAGCGCCGGCCACATATCCGATGCCGCAATAGTTCTGAACCTGCGTGGATGTCTGGAAAGCCACGAATTTCGATAGGTTCATCACGATATGCGCGATACGAACTCCGGCCGCCTTCGCTTCCGCCACGATGGTCTCGATGTCGGTGATCGGCGTATTGGTCGCGTATGCCCCGGTCGTCCAGTAGTAATTTGCGCCCGCTTCGACCTCTTTGTTCGCGGAAGGCATCTGGAAATCGATCGCGGTTTCGGTGATGGATCCCGCGCTGTTCGTGGAACTGAGCGTGATGGATCCGCCCGCCATTGCCCGAATAGCAAGCCATTCGATGCGGGCATTCACGCCATCGACGCAAAAATCCACGTCCCCGAACACAAGATCGAGAAGAGCGGTCATATCCGGGGTTCCCATT